TCTGCACAAGCGACAATATCGAACACACCCATAGAGCCCATGCCATTTGACACAGGCATAAAGAAGTACACCTCGTGCCGGTTCAACATTTTCTTGCAAGCGTCTTTTACGCGCCCCTCTGGTGTACTAGCCATTCTTCCTCCCGTTGAATTCACAGCTCAATACTGGACACCAAGCCTTACACAGCCCTGACGTTTTGGCTGGCCACCTGTCTCTTTCATATGCAGACTCCAGCTTGTTCACGCGGGGTACAAAGTTCTGCCAAATGATGGGCACCTCAGAGCGTTCGCGTGGCGTCCAGTCGATCTTCTTTTCCTTGAGCCAAATGAAACCCGTGGTAACTTTGTTGATCTCTGGGTGGTGGGCAAACACGTAGTTGGCATACAGGTCGAGCTGCTCTGTGGGCTTGCGCTTTCCGGTCTTGTAATCTGCGACGATGGCCTTGTCGCCATGAAGCACAACCAAGTCAGCGATGCCGCGAGTCCATGCGCCTTTCCATTCGGTGGGTTGGAAGTTCCGGTCGAGTGCATACGCCTGTTCGCACAGCTTTGCACCGGGCAGTTTGGCCAGCTTGTACGCCAGCTTCTGCCACTGCTCCATACCTTCGGGCAGCATGACGCCGTCCTTGATGAAGTCCTCGAACGCGGTGTGAACTCGTGTACCCCACTCAGTGTGTACGGTGGGCGACTCAACGATATCGCGCTTGACCTTGAGGTGGTAGAACTTACGCGGGCACGTCTCGAATGTGTCGAGCTGGCTGTACGTCCAAGCCGGGTTTGTCATGTTGTTCCAATGCGGTGACGCCCCAATACGTCATTTGACGGTTGGGGCTTGTGTTCTGAAGCTCTATGGTAGCAGCATGGTGAGTGGTGTCAACGACTATTTCACTTCGCCGTAAGTGTCACCGACGTCGCCTTCAGACCATGTGATTAGCTCAGGCCACCACGACACGCCCTTACGCATGATGCTCTGCAATTCATCGAGAACTTCGTTCGCCACAGTCTCAGGAACGATGTACACCAGCTCGTCATGGACGGCAAGCGATGGGCGATACCCGGTACGTTTGAACATCGTCAGGGCATGTTCCGCAATCACGTCACGGGCAAGGGCTTGCACCAAGTTCTCTACGCCTTTTCCAGCATAGATGCGGGCTCGTGATCGGCCACTGCCGTACCACCATTCTGTCTTGCCGTTGTCCGACTCCTTGGTCAGGCCGGGGTAGTAAATCTTGCGACCGGACGGTAGGCGCACAGCGTGCTTCTCGGTAACGCACAGACCCCATGGGTCAATGGCTACCTCTGTACCTTGCTGGATGTTGGGAATGTTGTTCTGAAACGACTTCCAACCTTTAACGATGTCGTGATATGTGTCACGCCACGCTGTTACAACTTCAAGAGACTCGGCTTCTGACAACTCCAGACCGCCCATGAGCTTGGCCACCTTGCGGAACGTAGGCGCACCAGCACCGAAGCCCAGACCCAACTGAGCGATCTTGGCCAGCTGTCGCTGATCTTTGGTCACCTCGCTCTCGTCTATGCCGTAACGTGCAGCAGCAAACGAACGGTACAAGTCAGCCTCAACGTCGGCTGTGTACAAATCCATGGACTGCTTGACCTTCCACAGGAAGTGGTTGACCCGCAACTCGATGCCAGACAAGTCAGCCACTACGACCTTGTGCTTCTTAGGGGCACGCAGTGAGTTACGCAGCGCATCTGACGCCTTGGGTTTCTTGGGGTTGATGCGCGGCAGATTCTGCATGTTGTACTGCTCACCAGACCAGCGCCCAGTAGTGTCAGCGCCAGCGTACTTGAGTGGCACTGGGATGCGACCACCGCATGCGTCAGCGGCTTTGACGAACGCTTGCAGCCTTGTCTCCAGCAAAGTGGACTTGACCTCAAGGCGCACACGGGCAGCAGCGGCAATGATCGGGTCTTCGTGGTCTTGCAGTGCGATGAACGCATCGTCTGTCTTGGCCAGTGCAGGTGTCATCTTGGCCGGGTTAGTGGGCGACTGCTTCATGGGAACTTCGACTCCGCGAGACGTAAGCAACTCACCGAACTTGGCGGCGCTTGCCATGGTCATGCGGACATATTCTTCGGGGCTGGTTGGGTCGCCTTCTAGCTTACGAGCCACGGACTCAGCTTGTGTAAACAGCAAGTCGTACAGGTCGTTCAGGGCCTTGGCCTTCTCCGCCTTCACATCTTCCAGTGCCTTGTTCACCATGTCGTAATCGAGTTGGAACTTAGGCTCCACAAGCATACGTGTAGTCATGTCGATGTGCATCAGCTCTGCCTTGGGGAATCCCTTGGCCAGCTTCTTGAACAACTCAGCGCACAGGTCAGTGTCCACCTTGTTGTACTCTTCCATCTGAGCCAGCTCATCAGGGCTGAAGTCACATAAGTGTTTACCCTTGGTGTTCGTAGCTTCGAGGTCTAACTTGGCACCGACCTTCAACTCAGCAACCAACTTCTTAAGCGACACGCCAGTGAGGAACTTGCCGCCAACAGATGTGCCAGTCTTCGAGTACTTGGAACGTGCCATAGCAGCGGTGCAGCCGTACATCTTGGGCTTGATGTTGAATCTCCATGCGAGGATCATGGAGTCGAAGCCGGACATGTTGTGGCCAATTGCCATCTTGTCGTCCCAGTCCATGTCCTGCATATGTCTTCTGATCTTGTCCTCACCAAACAGCACGTACGTAGGCTCATCGCCCTCACGAATAGCCACCGAGATGATCTCAGTGTCTGGGTGCGTGATGTACTCAGTAGGGGACATACGACTCAGCGTGTGAGTCGTAGACCAGAAACTTTCAAAGTCTATGTAGACGGGTGTCATCAGTACAGCCCCTCAAGGTTAGGTGGTGCATAGTCCGGGCCTTTGGCTATCTTGCCGTTCTCGTTGAAGATGGGGTAGCCGTTCTTGTCGAACTTGCTGTAGTTGCTACGGTTCACAGCGGCCACAGCGTCGGAGGTCTTCATGCCAGCGCAGTACCCAACGCCGACAGATGTAACGACTTGATCGGCCAGTGAGTCCAAGAAATCTTTGCGGTCGGTGATTTGCGCAACAACTGTGTTCTGCTTAAGTGCGTAAGCCATGTTGTTCAACGCTAAGCGAAGCCCCTGTCGAAAGAGCTCGTCGTCCTCGTTGTCTAGCTGAAACGCATCAAACATTTCAACCACCTCCTCGAGGTGACAGCCAAGCTGTACGTTGAAGTCTGCCTCTGTTGGTTTAGGTCTGGCACGTCTGTGCCACAGCTCGATCTGATCTGTGCTCATTTAGCTTTCCAATTGGAATGCGACGATGGCGGCGGCGATGCGCTCGTTCACGTCAGTGATGGTCTCGGCTATGTACGTCTCGTACTCGTAGCCCTCTTTGCGTCCGATGTTGACGATGTAGCCATTGGCTACCTGCAGCACTTCAACAGTGCCATAAAACAGTTTCTTTGAAGTCGGCATTGGTCGCTGCACCCCAATCATTTTTGGCGTCACACCGGGCGTGCTGGTAGTGATAGTGCTCCCTAGTATGTTGTGCATCAGGTCTTTAAACATTGCGACCCTCCAACTCAATTAGTAGTTCAATGTAGTGCTTGGCTTTCTCGAGATCAGCCATGCCGTTCTTGTTGCGCCAGCGACTGACGTACTTGATGACGTTGCCCTCGAGGTATGGGATGCCGTTGGCATGGATGAACTCCACTGGCTGTATTTTCATTTGCTTGTAGTGGTTGCCATCAATTTGTTCGTCTAATGGATTTGTCATTCTCTGCTCCTGTTAAATGTTGGAAGGGGTGCCCAGTGAGTCCAGCCGTCAGCATCGCGCCAGCTACCAAGGACTGCAACGCCTAAGCGTTTGTCGATCAGCAGCATCTTCGCACTCAGCGGCGGTGAATGTTCTTTGGCATCAAGCCAGTGGTTGTTCACATCGACCACAGCAAAGCGGTCGTGGGTGAGTTTGTGCTCTGTCACTCGATCTCCTCTATGCGTACTCTGACGCGGATTGGTTGCGCTGTTACGCCACTGATCTTCTCGACTCTCATGGCAACTGCGGAAGCGTCTACTTTCTTCATGTACAGAAGCGGAACTCCGTCAAAGCTGCGGAAGTTGCGGCCTCTGAGCTTGATGGCCCATGCCTTAATGTCTTTCTTCATGACAGCGACTTCCATTTGCTCTTGGTCATTCTTCGTCCCTCGGTGTGCTTTTGCGCTCGCGCCAGATTGCATAGCCGCACAGCAAGCCGTGAAACCAAGCCACGCCGATCATCAGCCATGTTTCGGGGTCGATTTCTCTCATGTGTTCCCCCTTGCTCGGATGGCGGCATCACCCGTCACCTCC